GTTTGCGGAGAACACGAGATGTATTTGATTGAAGAGAGCCAGATACCGGATACCGCTTTGCCGGTGGCGCGGCTGCGCGACCATCTGCGGATGGGCAGCGGGTTTGTGGAGGACGGGCTTCAGGACGGGTTGCTGGGCGGGTTTCTGCGGGCGGCGATGGCGGCGATCGAGGCGCGGACGGGCAAGGCGCTTTTGGTGCGGGATTTCCTTTGCAGTCTGCATCGGTGGCGGGATGTGACAGGGCAGGTGTTGCCGATTGCCCCGGTGCGTGCGGAGACGCAGATCACCTTGGTCGATGCGTTTGGCGCGGGGGCTGTGGTGGAAGCGGCGCGCTATGCGCTGGTGGCGGATGGCGATGCGCCGAAGTTAGTGCCAATGGGAAGCTGTTTGCCGTCCATACCGGAGCACGGCAGCGCCGAGGTTCGGTTTCAGGCTGGAATGGCCGAGGCGTTTGGCGATCTGCCCGCCGATCTGGCGCAGGCGGTGATGTTGCTGGCGGCGCATTACTACGAATACCGCGATGAGACCGCGTTGGGGCAAGGATGTATGCCGTTCGGGGTGACGAGCCTGATCGCGCGCTATCGCCCGGTACGGATCGGGTTCGGCACATGAGCGGGCCGCGGCTGACATCGAAGCTGGTGCTGGAACGGCTGGACGCTGTGCCGGACGGTGCGGGCGGGATGCACGAAAGCTGGGTCGCTTTGGGTGTGCTGTGGGGTGAGGTCAAACCCCGGTCCGGGCGCGAGGGCGTGGGCGAGGCCGGGCAAGTGTCGGTGACCGGGTTTCGGGTTTTGGTGCGGGGTGTACCGCAGGGACATTCTGCGCGGCCTTTGCCGGAACAGCGGTTTCGGGACAGTGCCCGGGTGTTTCGGATCAATTCGGTGACAGAGGCTGATCCCAGCGGGCGGTTCCTGATCTGCCTCTGTGACGAGGAGGTGGCGACATGAGCTATGCAGTGGCGGCGGCGTTGCAGGGAGCTGTGTATCAGTGCTTGCAGACCGATGCAGGGCTTTCGGTTTTGGTCGGTGACCGGGTGTATGATGCGGTTCCCAAGGGGCGGTTGCCGGACCTCTACGTGGCGCTGGGCCCAGAGCGGGCGGTGGATGCGAGCGACAAGACCGGGCGTGGGGCGTGGCATGAACTCGTGGTGTCTGTGATCTCGGACGATGCGGGGTTTCAGACGGCCAAGGAGGTGTCGGCGGCGGTGTGTGATGCGCTGATCGACGCCGGGTTGGTGTTGGAGCGAGGCCGGTTGGTGGCGCTGAACTTCAAGCGGGCGGTGGCGCAACGCGAGAAGGCGGGACGGCGCAGGATCGATCTGACCTTCCGGGCGCGGGTCGAGGATGACGCCTGAGGGCGTTTCGGATTTCAGAGACAGTTTCCAGACAGGGAGTGTGGGCGATGGGTGCTCAGAACGGGAAAGACCTTTTGATCAAGGTCGATGTGGATGGCAGCGGCACGTTTGAGACTTTGGCGGGCCTTCGGGCGACGCGCATCAGTTTCAACGCTGAAGCGGTGGATGTGACCTCGCTTGAGAGCGATGGCGGGTGGCGAGAGTTGCTGGCGGGCGCAGGGGTGCGGAGTGTCGCAATCTCGGGTGCCGGGGTGTTCAAGGATGCCGGCACCGATGAGCGGGCGCGGCAGATTTTCTTCGACAGCCAGACGCCCGCGTTTCAGGTGATCATCCCGGATTTCGGGGTTGTGCAGGCACCGTTTCAGGTGACGGGGCTGGAATATGCCGGGTCGCATAATGGCGAGGCGACCTATGAGTTGTCGCTGGCCTCGGCCGGCGTTGTGGCGTTCACGGCGGCGGCGTGACGATGGCGAACCCCTGGCGTGGAGAGGTGACGCTGGTGATCGACGGGGCGCCGCATGTGTTGCGGCTGACGCTGGGGGCGCTGGCGGAACTGGAGGCAGGCCTCAAGGCCGACACGCTGGTCGATCTGGTAGCGCGGTTCGAAGGCGGCGGGTGTTCCAGCCGGGATGTGCTGGCGCTGATCGTGGCCGGATTGCGCGGTGGTGGCTGGCGCGGGACTGCAGCCGATTTGCTGGCAGCGGAGATCGAGGGCGGGCCACTGGCGGCGGCGCGGGTGGCGGCGGAGTTGTTGGCGCGGGCGTTTGTGCCGGTGGGGGAGACATGAGCCGGTTCGACTGGCCTGCGCTGATGCGTGTCGGGGTGCGCGGTTTGGGACTGCGCCCGGCGGAGTTCTGGGCGCTGACCCCGGCAGAGTTGCATCTGCTGCTGGGTGGCGGTGATGCGCCTTTGGGGCGGAGTGGGTTGGACGCCTTGATGGCGGCTTATCCGGACAAGCGGGGGGATCAGGATGATTGAGTTGGAAAACATCGACGGGTTCGAGGCGCAGGTGAGTGCTTTGGAAGAAGCGCTTGCAGGTGCGTCGAGCATGGCAGGCGGGTTTCAGGCCGAGATGTCAAAGGTGCGCGAGTCTTTGTCAGAGACTGGCAAGGGCGCATCCAAGCTGGAGGGTGCGCTGAACAGTGGTTTGAGCCGGGCGATTGATGGGATCGTGTTTGACGGGATGAAGCTGTCGGACGCGCTGGGCACGATTGCGCAGTCGATGATCGGGGCGAGTTACCGTGCGGCGGTGAACCCGGTGAAGGAACATCTGAGCGGGATGGTGATGCAAGGGATCAGCAATCTGTTGCCCTTTGCCAATGGGGCGGGCTTTGCGCAGGGGCGGGTGATGCCGTTTGCCGATGGCGGTGTTGTCAGTGGGCCGACGACCTTTCCGATGCGGGGCGGTGTCGGGCTGATGGGCGAAGCGGGGCCAGAGGCGATCATGCCGCTGGCGCGCGGGGCTGATGGCAAACTGGGCGTCCGAGCTGGCGGCGGTGGGCGCGTGGTCAACGTAGTGATGAACATCTCGACCCCGGATGTGCAGGGGTTCCGGCGGTCGCAAAGCCAGATCGCGGCGCAGATGGGTCGGGTGTTGGGCTCGGGTCAGCGGAACCTGTGAGGAGGGCTTGCGATGCAGTTTCATGAAGTAAGGTTTCCGACGGCGTTGAGCTTTGGTTCCATCGGGGGGCCAGAGCGGCGGACGGATGTGGTGACGCTCGCGAGCGGGTTCGAAGAGCGGAACACGCCCTGGGCGCATTCGCGCAGGCGGTATGATGCGGGGATCGGTCTGCGGTCGATGGACGATATCGACACGCTGATCGCCTTTTTTGAGGCGCGGCGCGGGCAGATGTACGGGTTTCGCTGGAAAGACTGGGCGGATTTCAAGTCGTGCAAGCCCTCGGCGCAGGTCGAGGCCACGGATCAGGTGATCGGGACTGGCGATGGCGTGACGACGGAGTTTGGTTTGTCAAAGGCGTATGCGTCGGGGGATGCGGTTTATGCGCGTCCAGTGGCGAAGCCGGTTGCCGGGACGGTGCTTGTGGCGTTGGACGGTGTGATGTTGGACGAGGGAGCGGATTTCTCAGTCGATGTGGCAACTGGGGTGGTGTCGTTATCTGTGACACCGTCGATGGGTGTCTCGGTGACCGCCGGGTTCGAGTTCGACGTTCCGGTGCGGTTCGATACGGATCGCATCCAGACCTCTGCTGCGACGTTTCAGGCAGGAGAGGTGCCGGATGTGCCGGTGGTGGAGTTGCGCGTATGAGCGGTGCAGAAGCGCTGGCGGCGCATCTTGGGACGGGTGTCACCACGGTTGCGCGTGCCTGGGAGGTGCGGCGCAAGGATGGGCGGCGGTTCGGGTTTACGGATCACGATCTGGATCTGAGCTTTGATGGTCTGGTGTTCCGGGCGGATACGGGGATGAGTGCGGCGGCTTTGCAGCAGGGCACCGGGCTGTCCGTGGACAATAGCGAGGCGATTGGTGCGCTGTCGGATAGCAGTGTGACCGAGGCTGACATTGCGGCCGGGCGGTTCGACGGGGCCGAGGTGACGGCATGGCTGGTCAATTGGGCGGATGTGTCGGCGCGCAAGGTGTTGTTTCGGGGATCGTTGGGGGAGATCACACGCAGCGGCGGTGCGTTCACGGCGGAGTTGCGGGGGCTGACGGAGTGGCTCAACCGGCCGGTGGGTCGGGTGTACCAAGCGCCGTGTCTCGCTGTGTTGGGGGACGCGGCGTGTGGAGTGGATACTGACGCTGAGGGTATGTGGGCCGAAGCGGTTGTTGCCGGGGTGACGGCTAAGGGTGGATTTGTCCTCTCCGGGGCCAGCGGGTTTGAGGCGCAATGGTTTCAGCGGGGGCGGCTCACGGTGTTGAATGGCCCGGCGGAGGGGCTGTGGGCCGTGATCAAGCGTGATGTGCTGTTCGAGGATGGCGCGCGCGAGGTCGATCTGTGGGAGCCACTTCGGGCTTCGGTGGCTGTCGGGGATCGGGTGAAGCTGATCGTGGGGTGCGACAAGCGGTTCGAGACTTGCCGAGGCA